ACCTGCTGAAAAAGGCACTGAACGATTTGGTCGCGGCGCTCGGCGGTGAAAGCGCGGCAAAATGCATCGGTTTTGTCGCGACAGAGGCGGTGAACAAAACCAACGTGCAGGAAGCGATCGAGGACGTGCAGGCGCAGATCGCCGGTGTGTCGCAGGGCGGCATTGCGGACTTTGCTGTGACTACGGACAAACTCGCGGACGGTGCGGTGACTACGGAAAAGATCGCAAAGGGCGCGGTGACTTATCACCAGATTGCCAACGAAACGATTGGTAGTCCGGAATTGGCGAATAATGCGGTCGCGGCGAGCAAAATCGCCTCGAGCGCCGTGCAGGAGCGGCATATTTTCAACGGCGCTGTTACGGAGAGCAAACTCGCGGGGGAGAGTGTAACTCAGGCGAAAATCGCGACTGCCGCAGTCACCAGCAACAAGATCGCGATGCGCGCTGTGACGAAGGACAAGCTCGCTGACGGAGCCGTAACGGCGGAGAAACTCGCAAGTGACGCTCTGGACAGTGTGCTGAATGCCTATTTTCTGAAAGTGTACCCGGTTGGCGCGTTTTACTTTTCTGCGTCCAGCGACAACCCGGCAACGCTGTTCGGTGGCACATGGACGCAGATCAAAGACACGTTCATCTTGGCGGCAGGTACGAAATACAAAGCGGGCACGACCGGGGGCGAAGCGACACACACGCTGACAGCGCAAGAGATGCCAAACCACTACCATGACGAGTATGCCGGCAACGACGGCGGCGACAGCAGCGCACCGAGCGGCTATATCGGCTGGCCGAGCATTAGCTACACCAGCGGCAAAACGTGGTTGGCAAAGTTGGCGAAAACAAGCGGCACGGGCGGCGGTGCGGCTCACAACAATATGCCGCCATATCTGGCGGCATATGTCTGGCAGCGCACGGCGTAACCGGGGCTTGGGAAGTATGAGGTGATGATATGGCATATATCAAACGCGGTGAGGCAAAGACCGTTCCCGTGCGCGTGAAATTCAACGACATGGACGTGTTTCCGCTTGGAAACGTGGATGAGATCGCGTTCAAGCTCGGCGACAGTTTGCGCAAGACGTGGCCGGACGCGGTGCGGTACGACAACGCAAATGACCGGTTCCTGCTGACGCTGACGCAGGAAGACACGCTGTCCCTCGACGTGGGGCAGGCGGAGCTGGAGATCACCTGCAACTTCAAGGGCGCGGGCAATATCCTGAAGACGAAGAAAAACCCGAAAATCAAAGTGCTGGACTGCACGGACGAGGAAGTGATGGAATGAGCGACAGAATCGAAGCCGAGATCCTCGATGTGCTTGGAGAAGAGGTAGACGCAACTGTTGACACGCCGCTTGTTGTGATTGAAGGCCCTGCCGGTGCACCCGGCAAGGACGGCGTTTCGCCTACAGTATCGACTGCTGCCACAACCGGGGGGCACGAAAGTGACCATTACGGACGCAAAAGGTTCGCATGAGTTCGTAGTAAAAGACGGAGCGAAGGGTGCTGACGGCGTTACGCCGCACATCGGTGACAATGGGCACTGGTTTCTCGGCTCGGAAGATACCGGCAAGCCATCGCGCGGAGCAACCGGCGCGAAGGGTGACGCAGGTGCAACCGGCCCTGCTGGCCCGCAAGGCCCTGCCGGTGCACCCGGCAAGGACGGCGCAAAGGGCGAGCCCGGCGACAAGGGTGCTGCCGGCCACAGCCCGGTTAAAGGCACTGACTATTGGACAGCAGCAGACAAGCAAGAAATAATCGACGATACTAAAAATGCTATCGATTTGTCGAGCTATGCAAAGCTGTCTGACTTAGCCCCGCTGGCTGGCACAACCACCGAACTCACTCCGGCGCAAGTGCATCAAGCAATTCTCGCCGGAACGCCGGTCGTGGTCAAATATACGGATCGCGCCTACGGCGAACTGTCTTTCACAAGCTTCAATGTTGCGAATGAGTTTGGCAGGATAGTCTCGCAGACCATCGTATATTATGGCGGTAACTACATTCTTGCTGAGTTGGTGGGAGATTTAAACGGAGAGTGGAAATTCTACTCGGCCGCGCTTGCAGAGAAGAAAGACATTCCTACGGTGCCGGAATCCTTGAAGAACCCAAACGCGCTGACTATTAAAATCGGCGGCACGACCGTCACCTACGACGGCAGCGCGGCGAAAACCGTCACGATCGCCGACGGAAGCGAGGTGGCCTACTGATGGCGAAAAAGCTCTACGAAGAAGCGTCTGTGCAGGCGATTGCCAACGCTATCCGCGCGAAAAACGGCGAGGCGACTACCTACAAAATTGGGGAGATGGCGGCGGCTATCAATGCAATACCGATCAAGGACAATATTGTCCATGCGGATATCCCGGACTATATCAAGGCGGAGGCACTGAAAGTAGCCAAAAAGGTGCAAGCTGTGCGAACTGCGGATAGCATTGTATTTGTCGCTGCGTCCGACGCGCACCAGCTTGACACCAGCGGGGACATTGTAACAGGGAATAAGCACGCTGGTATGGCGTTGAAAGCTCTGGCGTATGCGCTTCCCGGCATTGATTTTTGTTGCTATCTCGGCGATTACACATGGGGTGCCAGCACAACGACGATCGCAGAAATGAAGCGGCACATAGCGGAAATCAGCAAAAACATCGACGAGGCGTTTCACGGCATTCCGCAGTTCCGTACCGTTGGCAACCACGATGCTGGCGCGTATGCTGTTGCACAAAATGGAACGACTATATCAGACGCAGAGCTTTACCAGATGATTGGAAAATACTGCGATGGTGCAACATTCGGGTCGACAACCGCTGGCTATTGTTATAGGGACTTCGGCAGCAAAAAGCTGCGTGTTATATGTCTGAACACGTCCGAAAGCCTGACAGCAAGCACAGCGTCAACGGGCCATGTTTCCGACGAACAAGCCGCGTGGTTTGCTGAAACTCTTAAAGCGGTTGGAGCTAAAACCGGATGGCGTGTGCTGACACTGTCACACCACCCACTGGATTGGAGCGTCGTTAGTGTATGCTCCAATATTGTTAAGGCGTATGTGACTGGCGGCAGTATTACGGTAGGAGGAAAGACTGTTAATTTTGCGAGCGCCAACAGCGCGCAATTTCTGTGCGCATTCCACGGACACGTCCACTGTTTTAAGGCCGCAAAGCTGAACAGTATTTCCGGAAACACGCCCGCCGAGTTTAATGCTTGGCGCGTGGCAATCCCGAATATGTGTTTTAGCCGTAACAACGAATACGGCCAGAACGGGAAAGGCGAATATTACGGCGTTGAATTTGGCGAAGAAACGACGTACAACAAAACCGCCGGAACGGCAGACGATACGGCGTTTGTTGTAAACGTGCTCAATCCGGCTGCGCAGAAAATCTACAGTTACTGCTATGGCGCGGGCTATGACCGGGAAGTGTTTACGGGTATTGCAACCGTCGCAGTCACGGGCATCACACTAAATGCGACGTCTGGCGAAGCAGAAAAGGGCGGAACTGTTACGCTTACGGCAACCGTGTCCCCCGCTAATGCCAGCAACAAAACGGTGCTTTGGACAAGCTCAGCACCAAAGGTTGCCAGCGTCGTAAACGGCGTTGTAACGGCGCTTTCTGCGGGCACGGCAGATATAGTGGCAACAACAGAGGATGGCGGATTTACGGCGACCTACCATTTGACGGTTAAGCCGCACACAGTGGACGTGCTGGCGACGTATGGTTATGTGGACAACACGCGACTTTCGACAGGCAGCGGCACGGAAAAGGCTGCGAATGGATATGTGGTTATTGGCCACACAAGCAAAATTCAGATTAGCAACAAGCTTTATCCAAATGGGCTGACGATCCGGCTGAGCGGCGCGAATCAGGTTACTGGCGGGTCGACGGCCAATCCTTATAGTGACAGTTCAATGTGCTGGTATACAGCGGCTGGTGCTTTTCAGGCTGGCGTGTATATTTACAATACGGATTCCTTTTCGCTTGGCGCTAAAATGGCGGTTGATCCCGACGCGAAGGGATTTACGCTGTCATGGGCTGCCGGGAAAGTCCCAGACGTGCAGTATGGCATTGCGTTCGCCGTTAAGGGCACAGGTGCAAATCTTACGGTGACGCTGATGTCAAAATGAAGGAGGTAACAGCAGATGGAGATCATCGAAGCATTTGCGGCGAAAAGCAAGTGCTATCAGGTAGGTGCGCCGCAGCCCAACGCGGCGGCGTGGGAGGCGGTTGACTGATGGAATTTATTGCTTGCAACGCGGCCAATTACCACGCCGGGCGCACGCAGCCGGTGCGGTACATTGTGATGCACTACACGGCAAACAACGGCGACACGGCAAAAAACAACTGCGACTACTACCACCGCGTGGGCGGCCTGCAGGCCAGCGCGCACTATTTCGTGGACGAACACGGCGCGATGCAGTCCGTGCGCGAGTGCGACACGGCGTGGCACTGCGGCGCGCGGGCGTACTGGCACCCCGAGTGCCGCAATGCCAACAGCATCGGCATTGAGA